ATTATCCTGCTTGCCCAATGTTGCAAAAGTAGATAACTCGACACTAAAAAGTTTATAACTTACCAGTAAAACGTGTTTGATTGAGTAAATTCGGGTTTGATTTAGAGCTTTCAGCTCCTTTGATCCTTTCCTCTATCGAGTTCTCCATCGTGACAAATAGAGCTAAATCAAACGCTGTTGCACGATTTGACTTCTCGTTTGAGATCCCGATTCGAGCAACGTTTTGTCGTCCCAAATCAGCCCATTTCGACCCAAATTGACCCAATTTAATCGACGCTCTCTCGTCATGACAGGTTTGCTTTTCTCTCCTTAACCGGAAGATCTAAGATGAAAAATGCCTGCTTCTTTGGATCTGCTCCAACACCGACAGTAAATTCCGCTTGAAGCTTTTCTCCTTTGACGACTACAACCGCGTTCGATACAACGTCGTGATATCTTCCGTTAGAACCCGCAACAAAAGGCAAGTTTAAAGGCCAAGTTTGACCAGTGATCGGAGTTCCGTCCTTCTTTATTGTTACTGTTACCGTTGCGTCGTTGATATAGACCTTAGGATCAGCGTCCGCGTTGATCTGGTCTTCTAGCTCATCGATCTCCATAACCATCGAGTTAAGGTCAAATTGAGCCTTCATAGGTCTAATCCTTTCTGATCTTCCCCTCTATCCTCGGTCGAGTGTTGATCGTCGCTGAAAATCGCGGTCTTGCCTCGACTGACCCTCCGATCGCTGGCCTGACTGAGACCTTTGCAGTTAGTAAGACTATCAACACCGCTGCATTAATAATAACCTGCGCTATGTCCGACTCTGTCACCTGACCGATAGCTTTCGCCTTTGACTTCGACAAGATTTGAGCGAGATCGGTCTCCGTTGCCTGAGTTATAAGCTCCGACTTGAGTCGTGATAAAGCTTGAGCTAGGTCCGTCTCGGTCGCCTGCACCGTCGATTTGGCCTTGAGCTTAGACGTCGCTTGCGCGAGGTCAGACTCTAAAGCTTGAAGGATGGATTTGACTTTGTTTTTTGCCAGGACCTGAGCGAGATCGGTTTCTGTCGCTTGAAATATGGACGTCGTTTTAATTCGGGTTAGTGCCTGAGCTAGACTGGTCTCGGCCACTTGCCCCACAATGACGCCCACAAACACGGTCACGAGTTGCGCCAAGTCAGTCTCGGTTATCTGCGCGAGGGTCTTCGTCTTGAGTCGGGATACAGCCTGAGCGAGATCGATCTCCGTTGCCTGGGTTATAAGTCTGATGCTAGGAATGATTAACGACTGGGCGAGATCGGTCTCCGTCGTCTGTACGATCCCTTTTGATTTGAGCTTGGAGAGCGTCTGCGCCAGATTAGTCTCTGTTATCTGAGCCGCGAATTTCGCCTTATGACTAGATACCGCCTGGGCTAGGTCGGCCTCTACGGCTTGTCCTGCGAGGCTAGTTTTTAGGGCCGATAAAAGCTGAGCAGTGTCGGCCTCCGCCGCCTGTGAAACGCCCCTTGCTTTAGCCCTGGTGAGGGACTGGGCGAGATCCGTCTCAGTTGCCTGGGTTATAGCTATAATCTTGACCAAGACCTGCCACACGCGACGCCTTGGACGAAACGCCTTGAAGGGATCGTAAAACTGATCGAACATTTCGGCGTCACTTATAGCGCGTTTCCAAAGAATCGCGTTATCGATTATTCCCGTCCATTCCTGGGAGGTGCCGGTGCCGTTCCAGGCCCCTATGGATGTAAATGTTGCAGCCAGAGAAAGAGTCACCGAACTTATATCGACTGGGGCGCCATTTGGTTCTCCGTTGAGATAAACCTGCCCGTTACCATTGCGCTTCGCCACGAAGCCTACTTGGGTGAGTTCATTGGCAACAATTGAATCGGTCGCTTTGACGTCGACGGTATTGAGAGAAAACCAAGGTATTTCAGCCAGTGTTATCAATCGCCAGAAATCGTCGTTGGAGTCGCTCTTCGATATTATCATCTCGTTCCCGGCGCTCTCGTGCACAACCCAAGTTGAGAAGCTGAAATCCTGCGTCGCGAATTCGAAAGCATTTCCGTCGTCGATCCTTAAATATGCATCCGAATCACCCCCAGGGAAATGAACTGTTTTTCCGAAATTACCATTGACCCAAGCGGGAGCGGCACCCACGTTTGTCAAGGTCCCGTCACGGCCAAACCCCGAGATATCCCTGACTGTTTTGCCCCCTCCTTCGGTCATAATCCAATGCCCGATTACTCCTCGATAGCTTGGGTGCTGCCGCCACGATCCGTTCAGCCTCTGAAGCTCCGACCATGACGGCTTCTTAACGAGTGACGGTCTGATAATCATTACTGGATCTCTTCGTTATACGTCGAGTTGTGGAGCTGGTTCTCGTCGTTCGCATTTTTGAATCCCTGGGCGGTATCGTTTTTAAGGAGAATTTTAAACGGCGACTTGGGCAGCTCCGCCTGTCGAAAGGCTATCACCTGTTGGGTCGTCACGTTTCGGACGGAGAAGATAAGATCCGGATTTCTGTTCGGCTCTACAGTAGAACTCCCGTCCTCATAGGCGCCGGCGTCCCCGACGTCTAAAACAAACCAACAAAGGACAAGCTCCTTATTTCCAGGGGCAACGTTGAACCTACACCGAAGCCGCCAGTCCGCGTAACTGTCCGGAGTGACTCCCGGATCAATTTCGTTTGACAAGAGAAGACTGCCCGCGGTTAAGTTTTTCAGCGTCGGGGCGGTCGCGTCGCCTCGGATAGCTAGAAATATCGCTCCTACGTCAGACCATTGGACTAAATTCGGCATTGTTACACCCTTGCCCTTTCTACTTCTCCTACTCTCACCGTTCCAAGCCCGAGTTCCCCCGCGCGATCAATCGTTTCGGCCCTGGCCGCCGAAAGATTCGTAACTGTCTGCGATCCGGCTCCGAACGCCGCGAGAAGCTCCTGGACGGCGTTATGGTTGTTCCCAGGGCCGATGATGATCTCCGCCCCGAGCGCGAGGACCCTATCGACTCGCGCTTTCTTATCGGCGGTTAGCGCCGTAAATTCAGATCCGACAATATGCTCCATGACCTCACCCGCCGACATGATAGTGCGCTCTTTAGATCGGTCTCTAAGATGTAGAGCGGCTACGACCTGGGCGTCAGTCATGGCACTGTATCCCCTGCCAAGCGGATCATTTATCAGCTCGTCTCTAAGACTTCCCATCTTTCCCCCTATTCCGGGCTTTACGAGGCCCTATAAAAGCCAGCCGCCGCGATCTGTGCCGTAATGTCCGAACCGTCCGGAGTGATGACAAAATCGTGCATGGTTAGCGGGACGATATTCGCGTCTGTGCCCGCCAACGTGTCGTTGTCATAACAGACGAGGAGATCGTTGAACCCATCCCCAGCGGCGACTGCGGTCCACGTCTGATCGGGGATATCAAGATCGACCCGGTCGTTCGTGTCGTCCGGCGCAAAGGCCACGAGATCTGCGTCCGTCAGGGTTTTTCTCGCATACCCTGTATTAGTGACCTCGTTCGTAGTACCGGCCACCACGGCGGCGAGGTCGTCCTTATCTTTCAGGACGGCGTCGGTTTCAATCCCCACAGTAGCAAGGACAACGATAATAAGGGCCGAGTTTGTCGGGTCGTTTGTATCGACTCGAATATAAAGCTCCGCGACTCTTCCCAACGCAATATTGAATATTTGATCAGCCATGACTATTTTCCCTCCTTAACGCAGGCGAAGAAATTGTCTTTTCTATAGCCTGCGGGATTTGACGTATCTGGCGACTTAGACTTCCCATGCTTCGCTTTTACGTGGGCCTGTCCGCTTGGGCTGTCGTCAAGCTTCAAGTGACAATGACAACAGTAATGCCCCGGCGCTCTTTCGATCCGGTATTTGACCGGGCCGTCGACCCCGCCGATCGTGATCAGGCCCTTTGCTATCGAGAGCCATCCCTCGGAAATACCCCCGTCGAGAAAACGCTGTGAAAAATGCTGACGAGGACCGGCTCTTAAAACCTTGATTCCTTTCACCGCGTTGGGCTTGACTTCGACGACCTTTCCGCTCTCATCCCGGACTAATTTTTTTTGGTCATATTGTCTCTTTAACCACATAATTATCCCCCTCTTATTTAATGATCCGACATTTTTAAAGCCCCGTTACTCACCTCTCTCACAAAAGATCATGAATCGTGGTTATTTCCGCCGCCGTAAGGCGCGGATTCAAAATCATCAAGTCCCGGATATGCCCGGTTAATTGATTAGCCCCGGCGGAGTTCTGCCCGAGCCGGATTGTCGTTACCGTCGGCAACGTCCCCGACGTATCCGTCCCCCGGCTTACCCCCGAAGTTACCAGTTCGAAATCGTTAGCCTTAAAAGCCATCGCCTGCTTTTTTGCCACGCCCGCCACAAAGTCATCCGCCCCGCCCGACGCGATTATATCGGCCTGAGTAGCCCCGCCGTCGACGACGGCCAGGCTCGGCACGTTGGTACTCTGAGCCAGAAGGCGCATTATTTCGCTCCCCGTCCCATTGTCCAGGTATACAAAAGCCTGATCCGACCCGAGGGTGAGCAAGTCGCCTACACATATAATCGTCCCTTGCTCCGCGCTTAAGTTCCCGTCCGAAACATATGTCAACTGATCCGCGTTTCTCGTCACCGTGCTGGCGACCGTCGGAATGTAGCTCGTTAAAAAAGTGTTTTCTTCGAGCTGCGCCCCCCAGGTGAAGACCTCCCCGATCGCGACGCCGTTGCCGTCGTATCCCGCCTCGACGTTCCCGACCGTATCTCCGGCGCCGAACGCAACCGACAGGTCGAAGCGCTGCCACGTCGTCGTCACGACTTTATTAGAGACCACTGCCGTCCCGGTCGCCCCGTCCCGAATAAACATCCTGACGGTAGTAGTGCCCGAGGCTACTTTCATATAGACGGAATTAAAAAACGTCTTTGATACACTCGCTATTCCCGAGACCTGCCGGACCTGTGAGTTAGTCGCCGTATAGTCCAGCTTATCGGCCGTCGTCGTCCCGTCCGGCGCGACAGTATCGTCGGGTGTAACGGTAACGATCCCCTTGATCCAATCCGCATGGTTATAATCCTCCGAGCGTGTCAGGTAATTGGTAATCTGTTTTTCAATCAAAATTCCCAGCGGGTTTCCGCTGGAGTCGTGATCGAACCGCGCCTCTCCCGCCGCCGCCTTCTTTACCAGCCCGTCGCTGCCGAGAGAAGTCCCAACGCTCGCGCGCGTGAACGTCCCCGCCGAGTCCCAGCGCGAGAAAGCCCGGAGGCCAGTCGTAAGCGCCGCGTAGAACAACAGATCCCTATGAAACCCGAGAGGGATTTTTTTAAGCGACGGATGAGGACTTAGGCTCTCTCGTAGTACGTGGCCGAAGTTCCAGTTCTCCCCCTCCCTAAGCTGATAGGGCCGCGTATCCTCGGCGAACGTTACCTCGTGTGGAACCCCCAGATCGTCGGTATAGCGAAACTTTGCGCCGCCCACCATGTCTTTAAAGTTCTCGTACCCCGCCTTATCGACGTCCGTAACGCCTCGATACTCCCGGCGTAGGCCGTTAATCCATACGCTCGATCCGTAGTTTAGCTCCGTCGATCCCGCGCTGCGAACCCTAACGATTCCGAGATCCTTCTGGTTATCATAGGCCGGATAGATCGGATTAGCCGCCGGAGTCCACGAGTCGGTTACGGTCCCGGTCGCCGGGAACTCGTATCTATCCTTAGCCACCTACGCCACCCCTCTAAGTAGAAAACTCATTAAAGGCGCCCGGCCCCGGGAGAGCGCCCCCGGAGCTATACCCGCCTGTTCGACCAGAAACTTTGCGGTCCCGTCCAGTCCGTCGAACTCTTCCGTCTCTCCAACCAGATATCTAAGCCCAAGGATATCTCCGGGGAGTAGTTCGAAATGACTAAGGAAAGATATAACCTCGACAAGCTTCGGCGGCTCCTTATGCCGGTCAATTAAGAAGTCGTTAATATCTACCGCCATCGCCAAGTTATCCGCCGCTATAAAATCAAAGAGAAAACGATCTCGCTGTTCCCGCTCTCCGTACTTCGCTATCGAGGCGGCGTCGGTTGCCCTGGTCGACGCATCGAAATTGTCTTCATTCCTAGACTCACGCCAACGTCGTCCGTAAATGACCTCTATCACGTTGAGTAGATCCTCCACTCTTCCCCGGCGTATTTTTAAACTCGATCGTAGAGACCCGCGCTCCCCGGTCGCGTGGATATCGTTCTCCGTGAGCGTCTTTGTCGCGGCCGGATACGTGCTCTTTAGAAATCTAACCGAGAGCTTATCCACCGGCCATTCTGGCCGCGTTCGCGATTGCATCCCGAGCGATAAAAGCAGCTCCTTTAGCCGCGTCGCCCTCAGAGTAATAATCCCCGCGAACTTATAGGACGCCGGGGCGTCCGTCCGAGCCGTCGCGAAACTAGCCGCGTCCACCCGAGCGGCCGGAACTGCGCCGGGCACTCTTGATAGGTGATGCATAACGTCCGCTGATTTTTCTATGATCGCGTTCGGCGTTCCGGTATACGTCCCAGCTCCGTCGTCCGCGTAGCCGTCGCCATCGAACAGGACCTGATTTCCGATAACCACCTCCGCCGTCGACGTGGTTTGCAGGCTAACTGCCCCGGTTTTAGACGCCCCTCCGGTTTTAGACGCCCCGCCGGTTTTACTCACAGTCCCGGTTTTAGACGCCGCGCCGATTTTTCCTACCGAGCCCGTTACGCTGGCCGCAACGTCGATTGGATAATCAACGGATTTGGCACTCACGGCAACAGTTACCGCCACGACGTTTGTATCGATGCCGTGATTGAAACGCGCGAGGCCTAGTGCCCAATACCGAGCATTGGCCGCGTCTATGTTTTGAATGGGGTTAGAGATGATGATTGTATCCCCATCGGAAATGGTTGTTAGAAAAGCATTGTCGAAAGAATTCCAGAGCTCCAGCTTCACTGCGGCAGGACCGACCGATCCCGAGGTTATGATAAACGACAGTCGTCTTAGAAAATTCCCGGAGATCTTTGTCTTTTGCTGAACCGGGAACGTAATATCTACGATCTGCTTTGAATTGGAGTTCAAAGGAGTCGCCGCCGTCAATGTTATAGATTCATCTGATCCGTCTTGATGCCAGTTGCTCTCCGTGTTGACCTGTGAGATGGAGTGCGCATCGGATACCCCGATCGTGTCGCTCACCCCGATCGTATCGCTCACCCCGATCGTATCGCTCACCCCGATCGTATCGCTCACCCCGATCGTGTCTAATATAGATACGAAGTCTTTAAGGCCAAGCACCGGGGGCGCTGTGAACTTTATCGAAGTAACGGTCTTTCCGGCGATTAAAGTCGTATTGGCAAGATCCACCGTATAGTCCGCGGCGGCAACCGGAACGATCTTATTGTCCCGTCTGACAAAGACTTGATTGATCGCCGTCATCGCGTGCCCGGCGGCCATGTACGTGAACGAGGTGATAATCTGGAAGATACTATCGTTCTTTGTGTGCGACTCCAGAGGAGTTCCGCCCGCCGGGCGCGTTAGAGTCGTCAGGCGATGGTCCGGGGTGATAGTTTTCCCGGCGTAGTCTATCTTTTCGTTCCCTGTCTGAATAGTTCCGGTAGCAGGAAGCTTATTATAAAAATCTTCGTAGATCTCGACAAACGTCGATCCCGTCGTCATGCCATTTCTAAGCACACTAGAGGGCGCCGCCTCTACCGCGTGAGCGACAGCTAGTTTTACCGGTCCGTAAATCAGATTCGCGGGCTTCCCGATATCGTCCACATCGATCAACGGTAGATCCGTCGCGTTCAGTAAGAACGAGACCTGCTTATCTAAATACTTCTCGCAGACAGAAAAGAGTTCGAGCGAGCTAAGCTCCGGGGAGTATTTCCCCGGCCTCATTACACCGGTAAACATTAGCTCCTGTGCCGGAGCCCCGTCGGATATCTTTGTGTAGTTCTGAAACACATCGACCTCGACCGCCTCGATCCCTATCCCCGCCCATAAATCCGTAAACCTCTTAGTCCCCGAGGAGAATATCGGCAGATTGATAATATCCATCGATAGCTTGTTCAGGGAGAACACCCCGTCCTGCGGTTTAATAATCGCCCTGAATTCCCCGGTGTTTTTTATCGCTGCTATATGTGCATTCCCGCCGATCGTTACGGGGTGATTGGCGACATGAACGTCCCCGATCGACCCGCCGAATTTAAAAACCGCCGATACAAAAGGGCGGCTCCAGAGCGAGTCCTTTTCCGTATCGAATGCTGCTGCCGTTATCCTGCTCATTTTTCAACTTGATTAATTCAGAACAGCGAGCGCGATCGACTTTCCGGTCGCCTTGGCTATCGTTGTATCTATCGTGTCGATCAGCTCGTCGAGCAGTTCCTGTCCTCCGATGTGGGCGCCCTGTAAATTGACCGTCATGTTCACCTCGGTCACGCCCCCGCCGCCTCCGCCGCCCTGGAATCCGCCGCCCCCCGCCGGAGTAAAGCCCCCGAGGGGAGTCGATCCGCTCCTGATTTTGTCGATAGCCAAAGAGGTCGAGGCAAAGATATCCGGGAACTGACCCACGGAGAACGGTCCTCCCGATCTAGTTATCAGCCTGAAGATGTCATCCGGAAGTGCAATCCCGGCCGCGAGAGCTTGCGCTGAGAAAGTTTTTTTAAGTGCCTTTACCTGTCTCCCGGCAATATCCGCTATACCTAGATTAAGAAAGCCCCCCGCGCTGCCAGTCAATGCCCTGATGTTCCCTTGCAGGTGAAAAATCTCATTAATTGTCGATTCCGCGCTGCTTAGAAAACTATTTTGATTTCCAATAAACTGTGAAAAATTCACCGGCGGCGCTAGCTCTATGCCTTTGATTGTGCTTTGAAGACCTCTCATAAGAGACGGGATCCGTTCTTGTATCATCTGAGTAAGCGGTATAGCCGGAGACGCCGCGCCTAAGAATTTAATAGTCGACGTGGAGTCTTGTACGAGTTGTCCTCGCTTGGCTCTCTGAAATTGATTAAATGCTTCTTCAGTTGTGCCGAATCTATTTACCGGTCCACCTATAAATCCACTTGCGCCGCCTCCGCTAACGCCACTACCGCCCCCGCCCACGCTAATAGGCTGAGCCGCCTTTCTTCTCAGGTTGTCAACTGCGTTCTCGACCGTCTTGATCTCGTTCTTCGCCGGAGTCCCGTCGGCCTCTATAACGAGAGGATTCGCTCCGATCGTATCGATTATGCCTATCGTTCTGTCTAACTCTTTATTCAGATTTCCTGTCTGGCCTACTGCATTTTTAATCTCCTGCGGCACTTTTCCGAACTGCCCTAATATATTCCCGCTGGCATCCGTTATTCGACCAAATTCTTGCGTCAGTTGTTCAGCAACCTTCGCAGGGGCATTGATCTCATCACGTACCTCAGCAATACTGCCCTTTGCCTTATCACCGAACGACTTGAATTTTTCAGCCGCGCTCTCGATCTCTCCCTGTAGTGTTTTAGATATTGTCGGATTGGCAAGATCTTTTATTTGTTTGTTTATAGTTTCGACAGCAGGGCCTATTCCTTCGACGAACGCGAACTCCGCCGCTAATTGAACGTTCTTGAACGCCCCCTCAGTAAGACCTAGAGCGTCGGTTGCCTTAGCGAAAGGGGAAGCGACGAAGGCAGCACCCTCAGTCAACAACCCCACCCCTACCTTAAACCCGTTTATTAAAATTGACACTGCCTTTATGGACGCACCAACAGCATTAATTGCTTTAGGCAGAGATGTGGACATAAAAAGCACCATGCCTGTAAGGGCGTCTATAACGCCGTTCGCTGTGGATTTAGCTGCCGATAAGATGCTAGTAGCCCATCCGGCGATTACGTCCTTATTCTCCTTTACCGCCTTGGTCCAAGCAATCACCTCCCCGGTTATTTTGTTCACAATCCCCTTTAGTCCATCCAATATACCCGCCTGGGAAAGTGCGTCGAGAAGGGTGAACCATTCACCCCTCATGTTGGACACCACACCTCTCCATGTTTTAGCTAGCAAATCAGTAGACCCGGCAATCCGTCCGGCAGGAGTGACCAGCGTTTCAAGTAATATTTTTCTAAACTGAGGTAGAGTTAATTTGCTCAGGTCTTCGATTCCAGCCCTTAGTTCTATGATGGAAAGAATTCCACGATCTCTCAATATATCTGCCGCACCGGCCCCCGCCGCAAACGCGCGGCCAAACGCCTGAGCCGCCAGTGGAATATCGAGCCCCATGAACGCCGCCAGGTCGGCCACTGGCTTAATTGTCTTAAGTGAACTCGCTCCGAATGCCTCCAGGGTTATGCCTGCCTCCACGACGTTTTTTAACTCGAACGGTGTTGAGGTGGATATCTTTACCAATGTCTCGAATTTCTTTTCCGCTTCCTCCGCTGATCCTGACATCGCAATTAATCTCGTTTTTAAAGTTTCGACTGTAGATCCAGCCTCCACGATTCCCGAAATCCCCCTCGTTATCGTCGCGCCGACTCGACCGACCACCCTGACAACCGACCCTACAAGCTGGAGCCCTTGATTAACTGCCACGATAGACGCCTGCCAACGTCTAAACCCCCCGGACGCCTTATCCGCCGCCGCCTTGGCGCCCCGGCCCATCTTGTCCGACTCGCGTGTGATTCCCTTAAGGACCGGCTCGCCGTTCGAGTCGAAAGTTATTGTGAAATTTAGGTCAGCCATGAGATCAAAACCGATGGGGTATCCAAAGGGGAGAATCGGTAGTTCGCCCCTTTGGTCGTCCACCTTGTGGACGAGTCAATTAGTTCAGCCATTTAGACCTTTGACAAGCGATACGATTTTTTCGACTACTTCCTGCGGCTCCCGGATTTCCCCGGTCTCCAGTAGGAGCCGGACGAGCTGCCAGTCGATTTGAAATCCACCGCCATTTTTAAGAGCCGCCCTCTCGAATATCTCTAACGCCTCTTTACTTTCCGTATCCAGCTCCTCGGGGCACTCCTCGCACGGATATTGTTTTTTATGACCGGCTTTAAAAAGCTGCTCGCACTCCTCGCACGTCGTTTCCCTGGCTCCCTTTGCGCCGCCGGCGCCTAAGACTCGGCGGGCAAAGGCAAGGAGTTTTTTTGTTCCGCCGCCTTTCTGGCCGCCTCTATCATCTCCAGGCTGGTGCAGACGTCCTGTACCCACATATCGAAGTCATAGGCCTTTTCCATCAGCTCGGCGGCGTCTTTAGTATCGAACGGGACGTCGCCCTTCGGGTACTCCTCCATGTCGATCATTTGCTTTAAGATCTCCGGCGTAAGGCCGCGCCAATCGACCAGGACCTCCTCGGCCATGAGGCGGTAGAACGCCTGGTTATCGACCGTCTCGACCCTTAGGTGCGTCTTGTTACTCCAGGTCGTTTTCTTCGCCTGCTCGGATATTTTTGAAAGTCTCGCCCTTGGACAAAAGCGGATCTCTACCTCGAAACCCGGCCTGTACTCGGCCCATGCGGTCTTATCGGAACGATCTTTAATCTTACCTGCTATCATAGGATGCCTTTCTGACCCTCGGCGGGCGATCGCGCTGTCGGCGATCGTGGCTGGCGACCTGTCAAGAACGACGATCGCGCGGGCCGTGTTGGTGAGTTTGTATTAATCGAACAGGAGGACTAACTCGTCGTCCAGCGTGGCGCTGGCAAATGCCCTCCCGGCGATCTTGTTTATCTTCTCCTCGTTCCCGGAGATCTCCGGGTTATCCAGTTCGACGTTAAGCAGTGTTAGCTTGAACCTCTTCGCCGCCGCATCACCGACGGGGATAACAATATTCGCCTGAGTCTGCTTTTGATGCTCGGAAAAAAACCTCGACACGTTCGCATCGAAATACATGTCCAAGGTCGCCGCTATCTCCCTAAACGTCGGCCGGGTGAATCGGTCGGGATAATCCAGGCCGTTTTTTTCCTCGTTCAGGACCTTCAGCTTATTGTCGATACTGATCTCCGCCGTTAGAACCGGGAGATTATCCGCCCCACGTGTGGCGAGCCCGAGACGTCCATGCACCGTAGAGCCGAGTTCCGTTCCGGCGGGTAGCCACGGATCTATCTGAGCGTTCGTCGTGACGTTCGAGATAGCGGTATTCAGGGTCAGGACATTTGTCGCTAGATTGACCGCGTCCACGAGCCACCCCGCGCCGGCGTTATCGTCCCCGCCGACTACTATATAGGACCCGATCGAGAATTTTTTCGCATCCTTGACAATAAGATCCGTTTGAGCCGGGGTAGTAAACGTCTCGTTTGCCTCGTCGGTCCCGGTCCAACGCATTTCGGCAAACAATCCCGACACGTTTAGCTGCGCCACCGAGTCGTCCGAGGTCCCGCCCTTTATCGGAAACGTCCCCTGGTTTACCAGGCAACCGAATGCCATATAGACAAAGTGCCCGACCGAAAACCAGATCGTTAGCGACGGGAGGGTGTCGGTGAGTCGCTGTAGAAAATACTCGACCTTAGTCGAGGCCGTCACGACCTCGCGACCGAACAGGGCCTCCAGGATTTGCGCCCCCTCCGGCTTGGTTCCGAGAGCCCCGCTCGGCTTAACGTAAAACGGAAAGCTGAACGTCCCGACCTCAAACCTTCCGCCAATCCGGCTAAGCTCGGAATAGGTGTTTCTCTTTTGCGCGTCCGCGTGAAAGGTCTTTGACTGCGAGATGTTCGGCTCGCCAATGGTTAGGACCTGATCGGTAGGACCCGGCTTGACGCCGGTTCCGAAAGCGGTTTCCTTCTTGGCAAATATCAGGCTCAGTCGATCCGTTGCGAGTATGTCTTTTAGTGCCATTTTTCCCCCCCCCGTTTCTCTCTCTGTAGTCAGTAGTCAGAATTCAGAATCCCCCCTCCGACTTCTGGCTACTGGATTCTGGCTTCTGGATTCTGAATTCGCTTTTCCCCTACCCTCTCGTTACTATCCAGCCGCGCCCTTTTAGTTCGTCGTTATCGAACTGATTGGCGATAGATGCCGCGACGGGGATCGGCTCGGTCAACTCGGTAAAGTCACCGACTCCGAGTACCCTCGCTTGCCCCTCGCCCTTATAGGACAGGTAGGCCTGTTTTTCCGGGACGGGCGCGAGCTCTTTTTCTTTTTTTTTCGTGGCGCTTTTCTCACTATTCATTGATACCTCCGATATAAATAATGGTAGGCCTGGAATTGAATCATCCGGGCGCCGTCGTCGGTGAGTGTTTCCGACTTATCGATCCTCTCCGAGTGGGCAAAGTGAAAATTGAGGCCGAGAAAGTTATCGTCCAGGGCGGCGATGAGGTCTTTGCCGATATCGAGCAGGCCCCGGCCCTGTTTGTTTTGCAGCCGGTCGTTCCCCATTACGGACGCCCCCGGAAATTTAGCTATTAGATTTTGGTACGGATAGACGATCACGTTTAATTCCTCGATATCTTTTTTCCCCGGCTGAGACCGACGCGGTATTCCGTCGTCCTTCAGCCCAACGATCGGAAAGCCCGGACCCTCGGGGGGCAGGAGATGAGAATCGAGAACTCCGACCCATCTTAAATAGGGGAGTTGATCTTTGATCCTGAGCTCCATCGCTTTTAAAAGTGCCTTCAAGAACCTAGCCTTCTAAAAAACGCCGTTGATTCATCCCCCATCTCCCGGACATCCTCGTCCTGGAGAAGCAGAAAGGGCCTAGCCGGGGTCTTTACTTTGCCGCCCGCCCTTGCCCCCGTTCCCGGCCAGCCGAACTGCTGACGCGCCGCGTAGGCCTTAGAGGAGGGGCTCGTCCCGAGCGTCACCCCGTCGCGGTCCGCTTTCATGGTGAGCCGGGAGAGATTACCCGTCCGCCCGATCAGTGGCCGGTTGTGACCCTTCCGCTCGATCGTGGACGCCGCGAGCTTTGTCCACTTTTTTGGCCGTCCCCCGACTTCGAAATTTTCCTGAATAGAGGCGAGCCCGATCTCTCCCCATATCTTCATGAGAGGAGAGGCGTCCGAGACTCCGGCCCTAAGACGGGCGAGCTTTTTCTGTAATACCCGATCGTCTAGCTTGGCAAATATTCCTGCCATTAAAATGACCCCAATTTATCCCGGTCGAAAATCCTGGCCGGCCCGAAGGTCTCTCCCCTGGTCGCGCGTGACGACTCGGGCGGGGCCGGATCTACACCGAGGGTGACAATCCCCTTGGCGATGGATTTCAGGACCTTGACCGCGTCGTCGTAGCGCTGGCGCACGTCCTCGGGCTCGCGCTGACGGCGCCCGAAAAGGTTGTGGATAGTTATATCGGTGGAGAGTTTTTTAATCAGGTCCGTGGGGGAGGCCAGGGGGACGGAGTGTTTTGTCGCGACGTAGCCGTTTATCTCGGCGTCGGCCTCGGTAATCGCTCTAGTTATTACGGCCGAGTCGGTAGAGCCTGCCCCCGCGTCGTCGGATAGCTGGATAAGCTGATCCTCGCTGATACGATTTAGGAGATCCGCTTCGACAATATAAGCCATTCAAGGAATTACCCCTTTTTCTTTTTCTTCCCGGCGGCTTTCTTCGCTTTGTTTTTCGGGCGACCTGCGGCCTTTTTCTCTGCGGCCTCTTTTTCCTTGGCGGCCTTTTTCTCTGCGGCTTCTTTTTCCTTGGCGGCCTTTTTCTCCGCCGTATCTTTTTCTCCCTTGCCCTCCGTCACGATCAGCCAGGGATCTTTTCTAACGGCCTCGGGGACCTCTTCCAATTCGACCGGACCCGAGGCGGTAAACTCCAGCCCCGCGCGGTGATAGACCCCGGTCGGGTGTCCTGGTTTTAAGTTAACTTGAAACATAATGAACCTCCGAAGTTTAAGACGGGGGCGGGAGAAATATCCTCCCGCCCGTCGCTCCTTGCTTGCCGTTACGGCTTAAGGGTTAGGTGTTGGTCGTTAGCATCGAGAGCTGGTAGAGACCGTAGCTTACGTTATAGCGACCCTCGACGCCGTAGAAAAATTTCTTTCTCATGAAGACCGTCTCGCTCGCGTTCGGATCGTCCAGAGAGACAAAGTCCACTGCCTTTCGGTTCTGCTTGATGAAGGGCCGGAGCGGAAGCCCTATATAATCAAGGTAAAAATCGTTCACGTCGGTTAGCCTCGGATCGACCTCGTAGGGTATGACGGTCTTCGGAATGGTTGAGCCCGGACCGGGGTTATTCAACTCCTCGAACTTGACCTCAAAGTCCGGATGAATCGTTGCGAGAAAGTCCTGGTTTCCGGCCTCCTCCACGAACGGCTCGCCCTTGTCGTCTTTGAATTTCCGAAACTGGCTCTTAGCCGCGAATATGTCGGTCCGGATTTGAGCGACGGTCGTGCCGGTCCCGGTTAGTTTATTCGACTGCGTCCCGCTATCCCCCTCGGAGTGATCGGTATCGTAAAAAAACTGCCCATCATAACCGAGAGTCGTGACCCCGGCCTTTCGGGCGTCGGACAGCAGCTTGTTCGGGTGCTGCCTGGCGCGCACCCCGAGATCGGCTATCCTCGGGCCGTACATGCCGAGTTGATCGTCCTCGATGCTGTTCCGGTCGACACCGATCGTGGACTCCCAGTCCTTGTTCTTGATCGTAAAGTCGAACCCTCTAAGCTCGTCTATATTTTTTGTGTCCAGCCATTCCTGCATGGCCCCGACACGTCCGAGCCATTGGTAGATCTCGGCGGCGTTGGTAGATCCCATCTCCATGACGTGCTTTTGATAGTTAGGACTGACCGAGTCGAAACTCTGAAGGAACAGAGTTCTAAACGTTTTCTGAGTCCCTATTAAAGTAGCTGCGTTTAAAATGCTCATGTTTTCCCCTTTCCCTTTCCCTTTCGGGCTTGAATTACCGGATTAAATAAATATTCAGATCCCGGCTACAGGTTGTTGACGACCACCTTTAGCTCGTTGATCAGATTCTGCTCGGCGGCGGTATAGGTCGCGCCCGCGTCCGCCAGGACCGCGCCGACCCCGGCCTCTTTAATCAAAATCCATCCCTCGGTCGCGCTGACGTACTCGACCAAGATACCCGCCTTAACCCCGTTCGTTCCCTTGGTATCGTCGAAGGTCTGATCATCGACGACATACATCATGTCACCGACCATCGCCTGAGTGATCGACGTCGCCCCCAACAACGCCAGGATCGGCACTTCGACCTTAACGTTTAGATCCCCCGCTACGCCCGCCGAGTTATCGACGGTTTCTTTTCCTACCCCGAGCATTCTAAAGCCCGCCGTATCGGCCGCAGGGGCCGCGAAGCCCGCCGCGTTCGCACATATCATCCCGCCGGCAATTACCTTGACCACGGCTACCGGGTGAGACTTGAGCCCGAGAAGTTTCGTTAGTGTTATTCTATCGGTCGTTAAAGGTGCCATCTTTTTTTCTCCTTCTCCCGTCTCTTAATTCGGAGCCGGGTTCAATCGATTAAATAGTTGAGTTGATAGAGTTCCCCTTGTCCCTTAGGCCGCCTCGGTCGTGTTGTACTTGGCGAAGACCTCGTCGGACACGCCGAGCTGCTTGTTGATCGTAGCCTGGACGTCGTCGATCTTGATCCCCGTCTCTGTCTTCTTCTCGGGAAGCTTCGAGGCGATCGGGACGACCTTCGGCCTGTTAGCCACGAACGACTTGAACGTCGCGAGGTTTTCCTTTGCCATTCCGAGCAGCCAGTCTCTCTCTGCCGGTGTCCCCTTTCCGTCGGCGATCGCGCCGTCGACCGAGGTCTCGATATCCTTCGCGAGCAGCTCCGCTCTTGCTTGGGCTAACTCCTCGGCCGGGACAGTGTTTCCCGGATGCTTAAGCGCGAGGATCTTTCCCTTGATCTCGTCTACGCTCGCCGGCCCGGTAAGATCGAGCGCCGTCATAACGGCGGCCAGCGCCTTTTGACCGTCGGAGCCGGGCGCCGTCTTGGCCACGATCAGTTCGATCACCTTGTCGGGCTCCATGTTCTCGTCGTAATCGACACCTATCTTCGCCAGTAACTTGATTAGAAATTCTTTCATGGTCTCTTTCTCCTTTCCGGTTTCGGGACTTGTTTTGTATTTAGCCGTTAAGGGCTCCATGCCGTCTATTAATGGGAAGTTAGTCAGGCCGAGAGGGCCTAGCTTGGTGCCGATGTTCTCTCCTGTTTTAGTATCGCGGGATCTGAACAGAAAAACCGGCGAGATGAATTTATACTCGCCCGCCCGGATAGCCTCCGCCGCGCTCTTCGTCCAGGAGACAACGGCAAAGAGACCCTCGGCGCCCTTGTCGATAATCTTCTTGGCCCATCCCGCCGCCGGGGCCTTGGCCCCTTCGACAAAGGTGCTATGCTCGTAATCTATCGCCAGGGGATTTTGAGAAGCGTCGAAATTCTTCACCGCGTCGGCGAAGTCCTCGGGCGTCAGATCGAATTCCTTGTTGCCCTGCACGAGATGACCGAGCCAGGCGATCTGGATTTCGAACTCTCCCTCCAGGTTCTGCGTTACTTGATCCGTGATAGATATTCCGGCCAGGATGGCGACGTTCTGCCGGTCGATGTTTTTAAAATAGGAGTTCTCGTCTCTCTTCCAGACCCCATCGCTCCCGAGTCTATACCCCCGGTTGACGATCTCCTCCCAGGCATAGACGAGAGCGCGATCCTCTTCCCAGCCTTTGTCGTGGGTGGCGTGATTGAACGCGCTTAAAAATATGATTTGAGCCTCGACTGGCAGGGCCGCCTGAATCTCGGCGGGAAGGTCGGCGATTGTTTTAAAAGTCATGGCAAGATTATCCTTATATAGAGCTATCTCGTCCAGACCCAAAACGGGCCATCGGGAGGATACCCGCGCCCTTTATCAGATAGCCGCGCCGATGCCGGGATTAGAACGAAAGCCCTCGTCGGGCTCCGGATAGAGGAAACTCCTCCTGGTCGATACGCTAAGGCCGCGCCGGTTCATGAGTGACTCGGACAAGGTCTGGACCGTACACTGACAGCGAAATCCGTTTAGCGGATACCACTTACTCCAGAACGGATCGTCTACCGGAAAGACGAGATCGTGTTTTTCCACATGCGAAGGGCGCGAGCTAGGAAGTCTGGCGGAGATGTATCTAAGAAATGGCCGGGCCGCCTTGACGTCCGGATCGGTTAGTTGCTTCCAGCGGCCCACCTGGTACGACGTTTGCAAATTAGTCCGGTACACCGTCTCCCAATACCAGGGGGTCGCCGCCGAAACCCCGGCCCGGTCGAGTATCTCGTTCGCCCCGGCGGTAAACTCCGGGAGCGTGATTCCCTCTGCCAAGGCGTCGGTAAGCATGCCCTGAATGGACTCTCTAACCTGGTTCGATGCCCCTGAGGCCACGGTAAAGGCCTGAGCGCGCGCGGCGTCCGCCAGGTCGTCGAACTGCCCTTTTGTTAGACTCACCTTGTTTGAAAAGAACTCGATCGCCTCGTCGAACGGGAGCGGCTCGAAGCCGGATTCTAAAACGAGCTTCGCGAGCAGAGGGTCGTTATTCGTGCTCGTTGCTCGTGCTCGTCCCCTCCCTGTTGCCTGTTGCCTAGTGCCTATTGCCGGTGTGTTCGTTTCGAGCAACGAGTCACGATCACGAGCCACGATTCCCCCCTGAACCTCGGCCGAGACTTGAGCCCGGCCTAGCAGGTGAACATTGAAAATCGAGATAGCGAGCGACTCCTCTATGGCGGTGATATCAAAATCGAGCGACCTGATTGAGTCCTCGCTCCCGGCGGAGCGAATACGGGCGGATAGGTTATCGGCGAGATTATCAAAGGCGGGAGAGGCCGCCTCCATTGCGGTCTCTTGCAGGTCGTTCGACTCGTTCTGCTCTTTATCTTCTACCCGGTCTATCTGAAACTCACGAGCCTGGAGCCGATCGGGATTTTTTTTTTAGCCCTCTCGGTCCGGCGCGCCTCGTCCTCGACGACGTCCGCCTGACCACGCACGGACCGGACCAGGATGGGCTCGTCGCCGACCGGCATGGGAACGCCGAATTTCTTATGGGCAAACGACTCCGGAACTCTCATTCCCATATCGACCATAGTCAAGAAGGTATCGGCGAGCGCATCGGAATCTTGCGGCTCGTCGATAATAAACCGGCTGGACGGAAGGTTCTTGTCCCAGCCGAAATTAAATCCGACCATAGGCCATATGAATTGGTCCCGAAGCGTCTTGGAGAGACTCCGCGCCCGCGCCTTATTGAGATCGAACCGGACTTTAGACCGCGCCTCTTCGCTCCCGAGCTTTCCGGGAGTCCCCTCCGTCGTCGCCGTCTGACCGAGGATCGCGATCTCGTAGGCGCGTTTGAAAAAGTTTAAGATCCGCTCGTATAGGTCCGAGGAGAACGCGCCGGTCTTTGTCTCCAGTATTTCAAGCAGCGTCGTATCGGAGATCATAGCGGCGGCGTCCACGCCGAGATTCTGGAGCGCCTCTTTTAAAACCTTCAGATCGTCCGACGACGCTCCCGGCGTGAACTTCCCGATCCGCATCGGCTGGCCGAACTTTTCTAAAAATATAACCCAATCCTTGATCCCGTAATTTTTAAACAGATAGTAAAAGGCGACGGTCCGCATTAGTCCCGCCCTTTGCGGAAACCCGGAGCGGGCCTTATAGCGATGATAAATTACTTTAAACGGCTCGACCTCTATCCCATCGACCGGACTGTCGTCGGTTAGCAGCCGGGGGAACTTCGGAATCTTGGCGCTAAGATTTCCCAACTCCCCGACAAAGCTCCATCGTTTTTGTGGAATCCATTCGAGACCGGCGGCCCAAACGCGCCGCCCGTCCATTTGCCAATTGATCTCAAGGAACGACGAGCCCTTGAAAATAGCGTCCATTAGATCGAGGACCGCGTCCTCCAGGTCTAGATCCTGGAGGTTTTCCTTTACATGATCGGCGATCTTCTTGTCCTCGGCGCTATCGGAAAAAGGGAGGATCTCGTGATCGAGGCATTGAACGCCAAGTTTCGCCGTCTGAATCGCCCCGAACAGCTCCGGGTCTTTCTCCTCCATCTCCTCGGCCAATTCCGCCTGCCGAGAGATATCGCCCGCGTCGGCCTCCCGGAAGATGGTCGCGAGCCGCTCGGGCGTGAGTTTTACCGACGGATAGCCCGATAGAGTGTCTCTAACCCGGACCGCTCCGACCATATCGAAGTTCGGTTTAGAGGGCGGTTTTTCGATCTCTCTGCCGAACGGATCAAATAGTGCCATTTTTTATCTCTCCGCTAGTCACTGGTTCATTTTTCCTTGCCGTTCGTACCCTTCCCGCTTCGTTCGTCCGCCACTTTCTTCCCGACCCGGTAGGGTAGGGGGCACTTTAGAGGTCCGATGCGTTAAAATCGATTTTCAAGTGACACTCTAAAACTTTTGTCCATTGCCTGTTGCCTATTGCCTATTGCCTATTTACTGTTGCCTTCTTTAGTACGCCCCATAATCGAATCTCACCTCCCGGCTTGATACCGTCGTATAGCTCGGCTTATTCATCACTCGCTTTTCGCCAAGATGATACGCCGTCTCCAGGCCGTCCGGCCCGTCGTCGGGCTCGGTCGAGCTAGGAAATAATACTATCTGCTCGATCAACGTCTCCATGTCGCCGATTTCGGACTCCGGACCGTAGGGAAATACCAGCGAGCCCATCTCTATCGGACGGGAGAGTCCGCCGATTCGGGCCTCGTCCCGCTTGGATAGTCCATGACGCAAAACGGGCACAATGGGTAGATACCTCCCGCGCTCCTCGGCCGCCCGGTTGAAGTCCCGCTCTAAAAGAGACTGCCATCCGTCGGCCTCCAGGCCGACCTGTATCGAGCTGAATCGCTCGTTCAGGTAATAGGCCGCGCTAATCATGACGTCGATCGAGCACCGCTTGATCCATGCGTGGCGGACATAGGTCTTTGCATTGGCCCGGCTCGTTGTGATGTTGGACTTAAAATCGTTCGACATACCCTCCCCGACGCTCGGGTCGATCCCCTGATAGGTGGACAGGGCCTCGTCCGGGAGTTGATCCCACCGGTATCTATGCTTTTCTATCCATGCCGAATGAAACAACCCCTCGTCGTCCGTCGGCTCGTTTTGATATTCCTTTTTGAACGATACCGATCCGATCAGAAACCTCGTCCGGGAGAGATGGTCCATGCTAAACCGCTCGGGCCATAGCGACACCCCGGCGCTAAATCGGTTTACGTGCTCGTCCCAGACCGGATTATCGACTGCCTTGAATGTACGGGAGAGAAAGGCCGGATTATCTATTGCCTGAGCCAGTACGGATCTTTTCGATATCAAAACGCCGAGCATTATGAGACTCCCGGATATCGGATCGAGAGACGGTATTACGGCCTCCTTTAACCAGTCATAGGAGTTTTTAGTCCGCTTGGGATTTCTAACGGACTCATCACTGTCAAGATCGTCTACTATAATCAGGTCGGGCCTTTGCTCTCTATTTCTAGGACCCCTAACCGCCTGCCCGGAGCCACGCGCGAGGACCTTCATTCCCCCCGCAAAGTCGAACTCCCCGGCCGACCATTGAGACGTCTTTTGATTTCCAAAGTCGTGAATAATTCGGGGATTAATTTCGAGCTCGGTCCTTATGCATACGGTATTCCCACGCGCCTGTAACTCCGTGTCTGATATATGCACGACGAATTTCTTCTGCCCGTACAGTCCTTTTCTGAGTACCCTCGCAACCGATAGACTTGTTGATTTCGCGAAACCCCTCGGGGCGGCGATAACTACCGGCCTCTTTTGCTCTTCTCCCGCCTCGGCCAGCTCGTCCATATCGGCGTGAAACTCGGCCGACGGCTGATTAAAATAGTGCGGGAGATAGGTCCGGTTAAAATACGCCTGATCGTCCCGAGCGCGCCGTACTCGCTCGGCCTGTTTTTTCGGGGTGTCTCCCTTGAACGGAGAGACCGACCCCTTGATCCACTCCCCGAGCTTCGCGACCTCGGTATCGAACTTCTTCTCGGTGAGCTTTCTTTTCTTCTCGTTGAAAAACATTTTAGCTCTTCAAGGAATCAGCGAATCCTTTGATTCGCGGCTCCAGAATTTTGAGCCCGTCGGGATCTTTCGCCCCGAGATAGTCCACCAGGCGCGTTAGAAACTCGACAAACAGGGCGGGCTTATCGACCTCGTCCCCGACGGAGCGGCCCTTGTTGAACGTGTTGAGCGCGCGCAGAGCGTCGCAATGGGCATAGACGCCCTGAGAGTCGAACTTCTTTTTTTTATCTCTGTTCTTGTAGAGGATTAAGATCTCGTCCATCACGAGCACTTTTGACTGCGCGACCTTTCCGCGTATAGCCTCGGAGTCCTGCTGGAATTTCGCCCTCTGCTTGGTCCACGCGCCTATCTTGCCCCATCCTTTTAGCGTGTTTAAAGGTATCCCCGAATGCCGGCTTACCGCCTCGAAGGATAAGGCCCGCTCGACAAACAGGTCGCGGGCGGCCTGCCGGGTTTCAAGGTCGCGTATTGCCATGTTCCCCCTGTAGTCTTTCGATCTCTAAGTCCAGGAGTTGCTCGGCGCGTTCCTTCCTGGACTCTTTCCGTCTCGCCGCATCGATCGCGAGGGCGGCACTATTCCCGTCCGTCGTCCGTCCGTTCGCCCCGTCTAAGGCGCAATACTTCCTCAATTTTGTCATGAAGCTCGTCATTCTTTTTGTCTTTCTCCCGTCCCCGTTTTCGGCCATAATGGATTTCATAAATCAGATAGAGGACAAACAGGGCAAGGACCGTTGCGAGCGGATTCTTTCCGTTAAAAATCCCCTCGATCGCCCCGACGAAAGTCTTAAGAAGTTCAACCATTGTAATTTCTCATTCTGCATCTCTCATCCTGCCGTTATTAGGTTATCTGATTTCTTCTTGATATAGTTCGGCCTCGCCGTGTTTGCCCGATCTCTTTCGAGATCCAAAGCCGTGCTTGATTTTCATCCCGTTCGAATTCACTTCTATCTCGCTCCCCGGCTCGTTCGTCCGGCAAATAGTCAGATAACCGCCGCCGCCGCCCGCCGGGATAGTCGGGACCGGAGTAAACGTCATTATTCCGGCGCCCCATCCCACGCCCGTCTGAACGCAGGCCGTAGCGCTGTCCTCGGCAAGCGCGCGAACGAACGAGCCTAGATCTTTCTGAGTCATAGGATAGGAACAACCGGAAGCGAGAAATAAAGTCGCCGCTAGAATAAAAAGCGAGGCATTCATTTATTAAGCCTCTTCTTGAATTCGATCATAGAGAACTCATCTCCCGGACAGGACTTATAGGGGGCGTAGTCTCTATGGGCGACGATGTTATCGATCGGGATTTTAAACTGCTCCAGGAGGCCTTCGACTAGCTCGACCGTACGAACTAGCTGGCCCTCGTACGGCGGCTCATTATCGTAGTTCCCGACCAGGCATATGCCGATCGCCTTTCGATTCATGCCTTCCTGGTAACAGTGCGCGCCCAGCTTTTGGAGCGAGCGACCGATAAGGATCTCGTAAAACTCGCCCACCAGCTCGACCCCGAAGTGATAACCGATATCGTCCCAGCCGAGGTTTAGAGTGTGATACCTCCGGATAGCCCCCCACGATACGCTCCCGCTATCCTTGGTCAGCGAGTGATGGATCATTAGATGAGTCCAGTTCATAAGCATAAAAAAAGGCCCGAAGGAAAATCCTTCTGGCCTCTCCGTGGGCACTATAGTTTAAGCCGCTGGCCTCTCAGGGCTCTCGGGCTTCTTCGGATTCGATTATTTAAGATTTTACCTCTTGCCTGTCCGACGTGTCAACGGCCTTGCCCCTATATAGATATCCGCACCGGCTGCATTGAATCTCTCCGATGATTCGCCCCCGGAATAAAAACTTCTGACACCTCGGACAGTTCACCCGCTTAAGATATCTCTGATCCTTCGTCCGGCCGCCTTCGCCCTTTCCCCCGTTCACCGTCTCACCCATTCGCCCCAGCTCCCTCCATCTCCTCCCCCTTCTGACTCCTGGCTTCTGGATTCTGAATTCCATCTTGTTGTTCGATCATACTCATTAGCGCCGCGCGGATCTTTGTCACCTCGCGGTTATTACGCGGTCGGGGGGACTTGATCGTCTTATAGCAAAACAGCAAATACCCGTCCTCGCTCCGCCAGTGTATACGAGCCGCGAGCGTGTCGAGCATGCGGAGCTGACTCTCGCCGGGAAACCTAAACAGGGCGATCTTGCGCGGTTGCTTGGATAGAGAGAGGGCTTGCTCTTCGCGCAGATCACTATCGTATATGTGCGGGTTTCTGACATGCGCGCCTTTTTCTTTTAACTTGTCGATCAATACCTCGCGCTGTTTGAGCGAGAGCCTGGAGATCGACTCGATCCCGAGATTGATCTGACCGGCCATCTCCCGGATCTCGTCTAGCCCTGTCGATTTTTGGAAAGTCCCGACCCGCTCTAACTCAAAACGGGCTTTCTGAATCGCCTTGTTCTGGAGATAATAGACCTTGGTTTTTGTCATATCAGCCGCCCTTGATACTCGACTACGATCGTCTCTTCTAATTGCCGCGCGCGTTCAAAGAAGGTCGCGCCGGCCGCCTTCAAGGCCCGGACTCCTATATCCCGATCGTCGACGGAGTTCGCAACAAAGTAGCCCATAGACGGGGACGTACAGATCGGCTTTTTAAATACGATTACGAGGTCGGAAGCCACCTGGCGGAAAGTCCGGTCGTCGAGTATGGCCTGATGCCATGCGTTATAGGCGCCTATGATTTTACTGCGTGGAGTGGCGGACTCCGGACCCGAATAACGATCCGAAAGAAACTGCCAGATCGCGCTCTGAAGGGGAGTCATTGATATGCCTAAGGTCATGTTTATACTTTGTCCATTGCAGGTTTACCTATTTAGTATACCCCTGACCTTCAGCCCACCCCTTGAGCTTCGATTCGTCGAATACTTCTTCCGGGTCCATATTTGCGTTGATCCAATCGATCGCCGTATCAAGAACCGTCGACAAGCCCGCCGCCTTTGCAAAGGCCTCGTCCTGCTCACTTGTGCTCGCCATCTCTTATTTTGCTCCTTTTGTCTTAGTCACCGAGTAGCCGGCGCTTGGCCTAGAGTTATCGTCCCCTTCAGCGTGATCTCCCCTTGAAAGGTAAGCTCCAATGTTGTCGGCGCGTTGGGTTTCGGTAGTCCGCACGCCTCGTTCGACCACTCCGAAGGCCCGGTCGCGTTGAAGGCCCGGACCCGATAGCAATATTTCTGATCGGTAGAAGGGATATCCTGAAAGGTAACGACGTTGGGGCCTATCTTGGTAAGCTCGGCATAGGTAGCGCCCGCCTCGTCCAGCCTGCGTTGGATTTCAAAACCCTCCTCGCTTAGCGAGTTATCCTTCCAACTGAGTTTCAGGGGTCCCGCGATCACCGTAGCGGGTAAGGCCAGGACGACCGCCGAGAGTAGAACCGTCAATATTATCTTTTTCATAATGTTCTCCTTTCTTTCTCTTCGAGTAGTTTTTTTCTACCCCCTATTCCACGCCTCTTCGAAAGGAATCCCAAGGGCGTCAAAAATGCTCTTCTCCGTATCGCCCGCGATCCGCTCGCCCTTCTCGTTAAAGAGACCGTCCCCGGAGGCGTGAAGCTTCCAGCCCTTTTGCTTGGCTATCCTGCATAGCCGGATATTATTTTTGACCGACCCTGTCCGGATTAAAAGAAGAGTGGCGAAGGTCTCCGGCGTACTGAAATAAAGATCGATACTAATGCCGTAGAATATAACCTGCGCGATCTTCGGCCCCCATTTGAGAATCTGGACCTTGCCGTGTCGAGCGAATGCCTCTCGTAGGATTTGAATCGCCCGGTCGTCGGTCGGGTTTATCAATGCGTCGATGTCATGGACGGTTTCCTTTAGACGCCGTAAGCTCCCGACAAACAGGAAACTATGCTGTCCGAGAATCGGCGTCACCTCGTCGTAAAATAATGCCCCGATCCGTTCGGCCTCCGCCTTGCTAATCTCTACTGATTGACTCATCCCTTTACCCCATCTTTTTTGACCTCGAAAAAGAACTCTTCTTTTTGAGTCAACTCGCATCCTACCTGCTCAATGATTTTCGGATCGCAGGACTTCAGCTCCTCTTTATCGACGCTCTCCTTGCTTCGGATACAGTCGAACAGTTTCTTTGCCTTTAGCCGCTTGATAACGACCTCCGCTTTTTCAAGGAGCTGAATCGCCCAGGGCGTCATGCGAAAGCCAACGGTCCCGAAGTTGAGATCAAGGGATTTTTTCTTTCCCTTGAACCAGCCCTTTCCCTCTTTCGAGGCCCATCTCTCCATCTCCTTGACCGTCTCCTTAACGATCTTCCGGTCGTGCTCTGTCTTTTCGATCATGAAGGTCTTACACTTCCGGATGACCTCGGCCTCCTTCTCCTCGACGGCGGAGATCCGGCCCTCGGCGATCCCGATCGCCTTCAATGCGAGATCCGCTTGCCTTTGGTCTTTGATCGAGACCTTGACCGGGACCTCTTTTTTCTGACTGACTACTTTTAGCAGTGCTTTTGCCATTGTCATTTTCTCCTTTCGGGCTTTTATTTCATAAACTGCGCGCCGCGCTCGATCCGTTCGATCTTAAATTCGATCCGCCAGACGTTGCCGTCCTTTCGTCGGTTAGAAAAAGATTTGACGAAGACCAGCGGAGCACAAATCACGCCTTCTTTTTTCATCTCCTCTATTCCGTAGTTCTCCTCATTTATCAGGCGGCTAAGTGGTTCGAGCCAGATATCTTCAATCTTGATGATGCCGACCCGCTCTCCGAAATTCCGCGGGCTCTTATTGTAGGCCTGGACCAGGTCGCCATTCTGGAATTTTTTACCGTAAGCGTCGTTCCAATCCCGCCGCGTGACGGTCTTGTGTCCGTTCAGCAGGGCTGCAGTCGTCCAGGCGAATGAGATTATTTGCATCAGCTTCTACCGTCGAACTCCCTCAATAATCTCTTCGGTATCGACCCGGCGGGCTTGCGAAGGGTCCCGACATTGGTCTCGACGGTATAATGTCGTCCGCTCTTCGACCGGCCTACTACCTTTAGAATCTCCACCTTCTCTTTGTAGTTCGTTACCTGCACCCGTGAAATCGGCAGGCTCGCCAACAACTGAAAAATTGTCGATACTCCGGACTTGATAACCGCGAAATTCTTTTTCTTCATTGACTGCCTCCGTCAACGGTCCCTCGGCCACGGCCATCATATAGAGCAGGACGAACCCAACCACGAATCCGTAGAGCCAGTCTTTGTTACATCTCTTAATGATAGGTTCCACCCCCTCTCCAGTCGTCGTCAAAGCTCTCGATCGCGTCCTCTATAGAGCCGTAGGTCTCGAATAGGTGATCCACACCGACAAATTTAAAAATATCCATTACATAGGAACTGATCCCGACGAGCTTTAAGTCACCGTTCAGGTTCCGAAGGAGTCTTAGCCTTTCGAGGAGGACGCCTAGACTCATATAGTTGATATGATCGACGGCCTTTAGATTTAAAACGACATGGGTGTTTTGCCTCTCGATTAGGGCACCGATGACATTTTTTATCCGCATCATTTCCTTGAAGTCGATATCCCCTACGACATCGATAACTGAAAGATTCCGGACGGAGGTCGGCTCTAAGCTTTTATTCCCGAGCGTCACCATTTCCTCCCGATCACCGTTTCACCCCTTCGTCTTTAAGCCCCTGCCTTCTCCTTCCGCTTTATCTCCTGCGATACCCTGAGGCACTCCGCCAGGATCTCTCTGAGCGAGGTCGCCCTTCCTTTTCTCAAGTCCACGGTCTCTTTTTTCTTCTCCAGCGATCGCATTATTCCGTGAAGGTATCCGAGAACCTCGTTCGCCGGATTGCCCGCCTTTTCTTTGTTAGCCAGAATCTGAAGGGCGGCGAGTACCTCCGGGGGTTTCTTTCCTTTTTTAAACTGTCCATTAATCCAGCCAAATACGGGCTTGTAAAAATCCTTTCTTTTAAAGTAGAGCCCTTCCGCAACGCTCAAACACTCGCGGACCTGAACGAGCAGCTCCGCTATTTTAATATCCGCGACCATAGCCGAGATCGTTCGAAATCTTATTTTCCCTTGACTTCGGCTTTCGCCTTTTATTCTCGCACTGAACGCAGACACGGCTTGTCGCCGTCGCCTTTACTCCGTCACACATAGGGCAGACGTATGGATTCTCCGACTTCGTCCCGCTACTGAGCGACTTTAATCGCTCGATCTCTTTCTCCGACGCGCCGAACCTGCAATCCGAGGCGCAGCCGTCTCGGACCTGGTATTCCCCGCACCGCATGACGGCGATAGAGGACCGCCGGCTAGGGCAATAAACCATCCCGCTTGGTTCACCCTTGGTCATGATTACCCGCTGGCGGTCGTCGGGAATAGTGGCAAGTTCTATTGTGTGCTCCCTGGTATATCCGGACATTTTTTAGTCCCTCCCCAATCGGAAATCTAAAATCGAAAATCTAAAATTCCCTAGAACGACCCTGGTATTCCGCGCACGATTTCGCCGCTAACGACCTTCTCTCCCAGATCCCAGGCGCTAATCAGCGCGGCGGCGGCTAGGTTGTTTACCGAAAGCGGAGTATCCGCCCTCTCCCGGATCGCCTTAAAGGCGGAGGAATCGAATAGCCCCTGTCCGTTTCCGGCGCGCTCTAGTTTGTGCTGAACGTATTGACCGACGGCGCCGTTCATAGAGCCCATCTCGAACAGGTCGACCCGCTGAGAGACTTCGCTCAGCTCGAAATTCCCCTTGAGCGTCCGGGCGAGTAGCGGTTGACCTACCAGGACGAGCGTAAGGAGTTTTTTAAAGCCGAATTCGATCTCGTAAATCCTTTTTAACGCGAGCAGGGCGTCGGGCCTTAGCAGGTGCGCCTCGTCGATAACAATAACGACCTTGCCCCCGGCCCGGTATGTCTCTTCCAGGGCTCGCCCGACGAGCCGGGCCTTGTGCTCCAGTGTGCGATGAACCCCGACGTGAGTCCCGAGATCTTGCAGGATGGACTCGCATATATGACTGGCGCCGAGAAACTGCTTTTCTATTACGCGCGGTCTGACGACAATCACGTTTTTCTGCCGGACAAGACGCCTTTCTATTTTTTTCAATAGGGTGGTCTTTCCGCTTCCGACCGCGCCGGTCACGGCGACCCAGCCGTTCTTATCCACAGCGGACATGATTTTTTTCTCCGCCTTGCGGATTTCCGCAAGGTCGAGTATGTCGTCCTCGCCTTCCATCTCGTTCGTAAACGGATCGCGCTTAAGCCCGAAGGCGCTCAGGTGTTCCGCGCCGAGTGAGATCTTGGTTATCATCTTTTTTTTTATCCCCTCTTTTTGGTCGGCTAGATATTTCAAAAAGGCATCGACCAGTTTTTGATTCGGCCATTTGCCATTGACGAGATAGCGATACAGCTCGCCGGTACTTAGTCCCAGGGCGGGCGCCGCCTCTTTCACCGAAAGCCCCATGCCGAACAGTTTGTTTAGCATCGGCTTTGAGTTGATCTTTAGAGACGGTCTTCGGCTCTCCAGATACGCGCGGATAATCGGCTCGGGACTCTTTTTTTCTCCGAAGTATTTCTCGCCGTGGAGAAATCCGTATAGGGTTGATTTCGGAATGCCGGTCTCTTCAGCGCCTATGGGATAGCTGATCCCAAGCTCTTGCCATTTTTTAAGTAATGGATGAGGTGTCATCCGTCCCCCGCGATCCGTGTCTGTACTTTGGCCTCGTTTACCGCCTGGTTAAACTCCGTCTCGGGGATCTGATCTCTCCCGTTAAATAGCCCCTTGATCCACGCCTGATCCGGGTCGGAGAGCGGCCTGGATAGAAACCCGTCGGCTTGAAGCTGGCGCACGGCAGTGACGTAACTGAGATATCTTTCCGGGGCAAAGCTTGGCCGCGTCGCTCCTTGATCGGTCTGAACTGTTTTTTCCGATATCTTCTCGCCGTCGAACGGCTCACCTTGCTTATCCATAAAGGATACCCGCGCCGCTTCGCCTTTCCCCGGCGAGGAATAATCAAGGCCTAAGATCTCCTCCCGTTTGATCTGGAGGCTTGTCTGCTCGATGGGTGTTCTATTGATAGATAGGGGGATTAGGTCGGCGAGCTCGTTAACTTCGACCTCGTCGTAGCCGCGTACCACGTTGACTTTTTCGTATTGGCCTTTAATCCAATGGACGTCCACTTTAAGCTTGATCCAATCGACGTAAGGACGCCGGGCCGGGAGCTGATAGACGTGGCCGTCGAGCGTAAAGCGAAGCTCCCCGTCTATGATTCTCGTTGTGTTGTCGTAGTGGAGTAACCGATAAAGCTCTTCGGCGGGTGTTTCCTTCGGAGTTGCGATCTGCATCCAGCGAGCGAACGGGGTCGTCTTGATCCCCCGGTGCCATCGGTTATTTAGCATGATAACGAACGACTCGAGACGCGCCTGGACCTCGCCTAGTTTAAGCGGGAGATCGAGACGCAGGCGGCGGACGAATACGTCGTAGTCCTGAAAAACCCGCTCCACCTTTCCGCGCTTTCTCGATCCGTGCGGCTCCAAGGACGACGGGACAGTCGGGACGACAAAGACCCCGAGCTTGTCAAAGGAGGCGAGGATCTTTTTCGCGTGGTTCACAGAGCCGAGATCCATATAGATGGATTTAGGAATTCCATAAAAAGGAAAGCGGCGCGGGTCGTCCTTTTTGGACCAGGCACGAAAGAGAAAATCAAGGTGGTTAAACTGATGCTCGAATTTATAGATATAGGCGAACTTGGCGCGCGAATAATCGTCTACTATAGAGTAGAGCCAGAGGCTAGGGGCCTTCTCGCCGCGCGAGTTGAGCTTTTTTCTTTTGGGCGCCCAGGTAACGACGTCGTCGGCGTCGACAAAAAGCTCCTCTAGTTTCGTTGTGTCAAATTGGTGAGTGGCATTAGGCTTGGATTTCTCGAAACGCCGAACGGGTTTCGTGTCGATCTTTGCGCGGGCGCGGGTCATGTTCCCCGTCTTTAATCTCCGATTGTAAAGCGCCGGGCTAATAGCCCCCGCAGGAATTATCCCGCGCGACTCCGCCTCCTCGATCGCGTGAAAGGCCGGGAGGTCGTAAGTTATCGTCATGCCTAAAAGCTTTTTCCATTGCTCGGGCAGGATATTATTTTTATTGGTCCGTTCGTCCGCGCGGGTTTTTCGCCTTACCAGGTGCAGGCCGTCAATGAGTTTATAAACGTACGCTCGCGAGCACTCGAGAGTCGACGCCATTTCCTTAACGAATGATTTAATCTCTCCGCCAGACAATCCGACAGCCCCGGACTGGAGCGCCTCCAGGGCGCCTTTGCCGAGCTTAGCCACGAGGGAACACCTCGTGTTTCGGGTCCACCAGGTGCTTATGCGCCTGGTCGAAAGCTTTTTGCAACATACGGGAGAACTTTTTAGCCGTTAGAAAATCCTGCTCCTCGATTTCGACCGCAGCCAGATCCGCTAGCGCCATATTGGCCGCCGTGATCGCCGAGTATAGCGGAACTTTGGAGAAGTCCCGGATCTCCCCTTCTATCCTGGGTCTCGGCTTTCGCGGGCGGGCGCGCCTGTTTTCCTGGCGCAACCGATCGTAAATCAGCTCTATGTCCCAGGGGGTGAGTTTCTTTATGGACTCAGGGGGTAAGTCGTCGAAGATCTCGCTAATCATTGGTGACGAAAGACGAAGCAATCGTTGCGTCGCTCTTCCCGGCGGAAGGTGTAGGGCCTGGGGAAACCTGGCGGCTACTTCGAGGAGCTTGAGCGAACATCGGACATATTCCCATGACCAGCGCTGCTCATACCCGAAAGACTCCCACTGTCCGCGGGGGAGCTTCGTTTTGATTGCCATGAAGATCCGTCCGGCGCGAATCATAGAGATGGTGCTATATCGGATCTCCCGCCTGACCTCTTCCACCAGATCCTCGATCTCTTTTAATAGTAGCTCCTGGATCTGATATGGGTCTTCGGCGCTGCCTAACCCCGCCTCTAAATGCTCCAACTCCGTCGATTGCCTCTCCGCCATTTGCACCCCTCCCTTTTCAAAAGTCGGTACGCGTACCGACTTTTGCCTAACCTGCTGTTTTTGTTCGATTCGCCCTCTAATTCCGGCCTTCTTTTCCACGAATTACAGACAAACCATCAATCAAATGATGGTGCTATATCGGATCTCCCGCCTGACCTCTTCCACCAGATCCTCGATCTCTTTTAATAGTAGCTCCTGGATCTGATATGGGTCTTCGGCGCTGCCTAACCCCGCCTCTAAATGCTCCAACTCCGTCGATTGCCTCTCCGCCATTTGCACCCCTCCCTTTTCAAAAGTCGGTACGCGTACCGACTTTTGCCTAACCTGCTGTTTTTGTTCGATTCGCCCTCTAATTCCGGCCTTCTTTTCCACGAATTACAGACAAACCATCAATCAAATGTTGGAGAAGTCCTAGCTCTCTCCTTCGATTTTAGGTCTCGGCTTTCGCGGGCGGGCTCTTGCCCTCTTTTCCTTCTGGATTCGATCGAATTCTTTTTCGATCCATTTGAGTGCGATCTGTGCCGCCTCTTTGGCCGGGATGCCGGTAATCTGCTCCTCTATTTTATTGATCTCGCTCTCCGGCAGTCGGATAACCTGGCGAATTGCGCGGCCGGTTACGACCCCTGCCAACGCCGGATGACGGGCGGCGACGATGGCATAACACAGGGACTCCCAGGCCTTAAAGTAGTTGACGTTATGCTTGTCCAGGTATTTTTTAAAATTTCCGTGGCCGACCTTTCGCCGGATCATGATATAGACCCAACCTTTACGGATCTTTATTGCGTTCTCCTCGCGGCAATCGCCGAGCGGGACTAGACGGAGCACTTCCTCGTTGCTCATGGATTCGAGATCGGCCTCTGTCGGCTTCGGAATCAAATCTTCATCGGTCGCAAGAGCCAACCTCTCATAATAGTACCTCATCAATTCCTG